GCGCTGGCGGCGGCCTGGGCGGCACCGTCGGCGGCAGCGTCAGCCAGGGGCGCAACGGCGGCCGTAGCGTCGTTGGCGGCCTCGGCGTAGGCGCGGGCCTCGTTCGCGGCCGTGCGTGCAATGGCGGCCTGTTCTCGCGCGCTGGCGGCCCCTTCCAGTTCTGCCTGCCCGGCGTTCGCCACCAGCGCGGACAGAATTTGCGGGCCGTTCTTCGACAGGTGCGCGGTGATGTGCGTCGTCTTGATCGTCAGGCTGGACTGCGACGGGACCATGACGGCGCTCGAAATAGCACGGCCGCCAATGGCAAAGTTGCTTTTCAGGATCATTCAGCAGTCCTCGTCTGGTCTTTCTTGATGCGGATATACTTCGTTTCCGATGAGGTCTTGAAGCCGTCCGGGCTGGTAAATTGCACGTCCCAGGAAAGGGTCGTGACCGGCCATGCGTCCGTTTCCTTCGCTTGCAGGGAATACTGGCCCTTGGTGCGGTCCCGCTCGATCACTTCGAGGTCGGCGACCAGCTCGCCGGTATCCTTGCGGCGCAGTTGCGAGGCGATGCCCCAGGCGGTCAAGTCCAGCAGCGAGGCGCGCACCTCCACGCCGTCAACGATCATCGTCAGCGCGCCCGCGTCGTCCTGAACCAGCATCCCCAGCTCGTCCACGCGGAAGCTATCGCCGCGCTTGTGGTCAAACACTTCCATTGCTGCCTTTCATTGCTTCGTTCTGTGCGGTTTCGGCCGCAAAATCCTTGGCGCAGTCGCCCGAGCACCAGTGCGCTTTCGGCGGCACCTTGTAGCCGCAGTAGTGGCACTTGCCGCTCGGGACCAGCGGGCCGCGAGCGCGCAGGGCGTCGCGTTCTTCTTTCGTGGGCGTCATTGCTGGGCCTGCTTTCTTTCTATGGCTTGGTAGGCGTCGATGCAGGCGTTGAGGTCGAGCACCGCTGCGTCGCCGTCGGCTGCGATGCCGATAAGGTCGTAAGCAACCTGCGGCACAAGTTCGGCTCGCGTTTCTTGATCGCCACCGGCAGCGGCGGCACCTTCGCTTGCGGCGTCACCACAGGCTGCGGGTCGGGCTGCTTTAACGGCGACAGACAGCCGGACAGCGCCAGCGAGCACGTCAGCAGTAAGAGACTTAATTTTTGCGTCCTTTTCATCCATTTTTTCCTTATGAAATTCGGCGACATCGCCCAGGTCTTTTATCCATTGCTGCTCGATGGCGTCCACCTTCGCCACCTCGGCGGCGAGGTCGCGGGCGTGCGCCAGCTTTTCCTGCGCCCGGCCCTGGCGCTCGGCGGCCAGCTCGCCCGCGACCTTGGCCGTGCGGATCGCGCCCTGGCCGTCGGCGTAGCGGTAGCCGACATAGCCGCCAGCGCCCAGGCCCGCGATCAGCGCCAGCGCCAGCAGCACCAGCAGCGCAGCCCATGCGCGCGGCGTCATCAGGGACAGGACGAACTTGATTTCCTTCATGCGATTACCTTCTCTGCTTTGGTGTGGTAGGCCAGCCGGTCGTCGTAGCCGATGGCGTCGCCCTCGGCGGCGGTCTTGCGGCCGATGTTGATGAGGTCCGAAACGCCGTCGAAGTCGCCCAGGTCGGCGCGCTCGTTGCAGCCTGCGCGGTGCCAGAACCAGGCCGCCGCGCGGCACGCGCCCTCGGGCGTGCGCAGCCAGTCGCCGACGGCGCGCACGTTGATGCCGAAGTGGTCGGCGCATTGCTGGTGGTTGTTCTTGCCGGTCAGGCCGATGAGGCCCGCGCCACGGTAGAGCCAGCCGTCGCCGCTGGCCTCGTCACCGTTGCCCATGCGGTTCGCGTAGACCTTGTTGGCGATGAGTTGCGGGCGGCGCGCGTACACGTCGGCGATGGCGCGATTCGGGAAGCGCGACGGCCACGTTTTCATCAGCCCCTCGGCGCTGTAGAAAAGCCCCTCCTGCATCTTGAGAAGCTGGCCGGACTCGTGCGCGATCTGCGCCAGGAACATTTCGACGCGGCGCTCGTTGACGATGGCGAATTCCATCATGGCGTTGTTCAGCGGCTCGATGAATTCGGCCGCCACGGCGCGAGCGCCGGGCATGATGGCGACGAGCTGTTCGAGAGTGACTAGCTGCACAGGATGCTCACGGCGCGCAGGGCGATCAGGGACAGGGCCAGGGTGCCCAGGGTGCGGGTCTTGAGGCGCGGATTGAGCACGCCCCACAGGCACCCGGCCAGGATGACGGCGGGCACGACTTTGGTGACAACGATTTCCGTCATTACTTGTCACCCCCGAAGTAGCGGCGCTTGAGGGTGCCGATAATGTCCGCGTCGTTGATTTCGGCCATCAGCTCGCGCGCGGTCGCCATGCCGAACAGGCCGACAAGGAACTCGACGCCGGAATGCACGCGCGCGCCTTGGACGCCGAAAATCTCGATCAGGGCCGGGGCCACGTAGACCGCGCACAGGAAGCCCACGGCGAACGACGTGAGTTTCTGCTTGCGGCTCAATTCGCTGCCCAGGAAGTGAAGCGACACAGCCGCCCCGGCCGCGCCGGGCAGGTAGCTGATCGCGGCTTTCATCAGCGCCGACAAAATCGCCGTGATGGTTGCTACTGGTTCTGCCATTTGTTTCTCCAAAATGCCGCTATCGCGACATAACCTTTGCCAAGTTCCCGACGCTCCTGATGAGTACGTCGAGGCGTTCAATGACTGCCAACTGCACTTTGTTTTCCGCCTCGCGGTTCTTCTTCCAGTCCGTGAATGCCTTGCTCTGGAAGATCGAACGCACGTCAGAGCTGCGCATCCTTCGTGCTTGCTCGTAGTCAATACCGAAGTGTAGAAACAAACTGGCGAGCACTTCGCTATGCTTTTCCTGTAAGAGAAAGCGCGACTGCGCCGATGCAGGAATGAACAGGAAATCGGGCCGGTGGCGTCGCTGCCCCGGCCTCCTTTGGCAACACGATCACGCCCTGCTTGTCGAACCAAATGCGGAAGAATTGGCCGCCCGCCTGCATGGCGTCGGCGTACTGCGCGAACAGCACATCAAAGGCCGTGCTGGGCATGGCGGCCATCGTCACGATGCGGCGTTGCAGCCATTGGCCGTATTCGGCGAACTCGGCCACCGGGTCAGGGATAACCTCGCCCTCGCGCAGCAGTTGCGCCGACATAGCGCCGATGATCCAGAATTCCCGGCCGGTCAGCGGCATCTGCCCTTGCAGCCCCTCCAGCACCTCCAGGGCCGCGCCGATGAGCGGGCGCAGCACCCAGCGGTCGCCGCAGGCTTCAAACGTCGTAGGCGAGGCGCTGGCGTCCTTGTCGATGTCGAGGTAGTCGGACAGCTTCGACACGTCCGTGACGGCGTAATCCGGGCCGTCCTCGCGGGTGTGGACGCAGTAGTGCGCCAGGGTCAGCAGGCGCTCGCCCACGCTCCAGGCGCGCGGGCTGGCGACGTGGTGCTCGGTCGGCGCGTGCGCGGCCTCCACGGCGCGTTCGAGGAATGCGGTAAGCGACTTTTCATGTGCCAGCTCGGGGAGGTGACACAGGGCGATTTCGTCGCCGATGGACAGCTCTTGAAGCTGTACGTCCAGGCGGCGGGTGCGCAGGGGTGCGAAAGTGGTCATTGGCGATAGAGTTTGTCAATGTCTCGACGGTCGAGAGCGTTAAGGGTGGACAGGCTGATCTGGATGCTTTGCTGGATCAGCACGCCAGTGCTGGAGCGCGGCGCGGTGATCGGCTCGGAAATGTTTTCGATAACCATCGGCTCATACGTCCGGTCGCCGTACTTCATCCCGATAACCTGGGGCGAAATGGACGGGAACACGGTTTCGATGAAGTCGTTTTTGCCTGCGCCCGCGAGCCCGGCCGCAACCGTGCCGTCGGCCGACAGCATTTGTGGGACCGCCCATTTCTGGAGCTGCGCGATGGGGTTGCGCACCTCGCGAATCGGATCTTCCAGGGCGCGGAAATGCAGGGTCAGGGTGAGCTTCATCGGCGGCATCCCGTCGAATACCTGGGTCGAGTTGAGCTTGGTGATGCCGGTGCGGCCGGTGGCCTTCTCCAGCGCGGCCGCAACACTGGTGCCGCTGGCGTCCAGGCCCATCGCCTTCGCCACCGTTTGCAGCATGGCCGCCGCGTTGCCGGACTGGAGCATCGCCGTCAGGGTCGAGGCGATGGATTCCGCGCCCGCGTTCTCGAACGGGCTTTTCCAGTTGAGGGTCATTTCGCTGGTGCCGTCGGTGATCGGCGCGTGAACCTCGAAGCCGTCATCAATGGTGTAGCCCGCCGAGATTTCCCGCTTCTCGTGGCTTTGTTCCCAGCCGGACCCGCCCGGCAGGCGCTTGAGCGGGTAGAAGCGCGCAATCAGGTGCTCGGAGAGCCCGTCCCATTGCGAGGTGAGGATTGTCGGGTTGCCCTTGCCCGAGCTTGGAGAGGTAGTAGCCATGCGGGCAGTATGGCCGCGCGGAAACGGTGCCCCGGCCGCCGTTTTCCCAATAAAAAAGAGCCGGACGAATCCGGCTCTTTCGGGGTGCTGCTCGGGTTACAGGCCGGACTGCTTGCGCACGCGCACCGACTTGGCGCGACGGATCACGGCCAGCGCACTATGCGACTTGCGCAGCATCTTGCGGACAGAGATTTTCTGCTTGGCCGACAGTCGGACGTTGCCGGACACGCGCTTGTTGATGCGGACCTTCTTGCCGTGGCGAACCGCAACCTTCTTCTTGTAGACCGCATCGAACACGGCCGCGTCCGAATCGGCGTCGAACGCGAACGAGTCCATATCGTCGGCGGCGGCTTCCTCGCCGCTCGGCAGGGCCGAGGCCAGGAGGTCGATGACGCGATCAGCAGCGCCAGCGTCGAAGTCGTTCAGCAGGGCCGAGCAATCTTCGTCCGACACGCCCTTGCTCGCGAGGTAGTCCCACATGGCTTCCAGCACGAATTCGCACACGTCGGCCTCGTCGTCCGAGATTTCGCCGTCCTTGTCGGAGTCAGCGATGCCCACGACCAGGGCCAGCAGGCGGTCGGCCGAGGTTTCGCCGTCGGCCAGATCGTCGGCGGTGATCTCCGCGAACTGGTGGATTGCTGCGGCCGCTTTCAGGCGCAAGTCGGCCTGGGCGTAGGCGGCCGCCCCTTCCGGGGCTTCGCTTTCCACGCTGTCCAGCACCACGACCGGCGCAGCCGTGCCCGGCTTGACGCGCGGGGCCGGGGCCGCTGGCGTCAACAGGCCAATGAGCGCACCGGCCAGCGGGTGATTATTCAGGTTCATTTTCTATTCGCTCCTTCGATTAACGCGACAGGGTTTGGGTGATGTGGATGGCGCGCACCACGCCGTCATAGTGGCAACCGTAGGACACGTCCATGCGGTCGGCCGGGCGCACGCTGTTGCGCACGACCTTGAAGGCATAGCCCTTCTCGCCCAGCTCTTTCTCGTCCGACGCCACGAACCAGCCCGAGGCGCGCGCGCCGTCGAAAGTCGCTTTCAGGAACTTCTCGGTCTTGCTGATCGCGGTTTCCATCGGCAGTTGCAGCACTTCCTTGCCATACTTCGCCACCATATCGTCAATGGTGCTGCTCATTTCGGACACGGAAATCAGCTTGCGGTACGAAACCGAAACCTTGGCGCAGGTCAGCGAGTCGCTGTAGACGAACTTGCCGCCGTCGTTGTAGCGAATGAAGATCACAGGGTTGACCTTCGCGTTCGCGAGGTCCGACAGTTCCGGGTCGGTCGGGTTGTAGGTCTGCTTGACGCCGGTACGCACCAGCGGCCACTCCTTGCCCGCGATGGGGAAGTTCTTCGGCGCGAGGCCGTAGGCGTTGGTTTGCGCGTTGCGGGCGCAGCGCAGGCCGACGTTATAGCCCGCCGTGCCGATGTACGCCTTGCCGCCGTTGACCGGATCGTCAGCCAGCAGGGGTGCCCAGTAGGCTTGGCAGTAGTGCGTGTCCAGGTTGAGCTGGGCCATGAATGCGGCGACAGCGGCCGGACTCAGGTTGCCCGGCACGTCGAACACGAATTGACGGTTCGAGCGCACGGCGAGCTGGCCCAGCTTCGACAGCAGGGCGACGGCTTGCGAGCCGCCGCTGATGATGTAGCCGAAGTCCAGCGGGCCATTTTCCAGCTTCTTCACGGCTTCGTCGTAGTCGGCCGAGGTGTAGCCGGTGCCGCCTTCGGTGAACAGGACAACCGGGTTCGTGCCGCTGGAGGCGACCTTGTTGGTGCCGTCGGTGTTGCGGCCGTAGCAATCTGCGGTCGATGGAATGTTCGCGTCGGCGGCCACCACGATCTTGACCAGATCGGTCTGCGATTCGATGACGGAGCCGATGAAGTTGTCCTTGCCATGCTCATCGACCGCGTTCTGGTCGAGCGAGCCGGTGAATTCGTACAGCAGATTGCCGTTCGGCTCGCGAATGGTCAGGGTGATGATCTTGGCCGGGGCCAGGGTCACGCCGTCCGCTTCCAGGGTCTTGGGCGCAGTCACCTCGAACTTGTAGCCGTCGTTGAAGCAATCGAGCATTTGCAGGTGGAACACGAACGGGGCGACCGGCTGGGTGTCCGATGCCGCGAACGCCGACGGGGTGCCGCCGATGCCGACCTTGAAAGCCAAGTAGGCGTTTTTCGCTGCCGAGGTAATCAGGCGGGTGACGATGGCCTCGTATGCGCCGCCGTCGAGCGCTTCGCTCGTCTGCACATAGGCTTCGTTCAGCGGCGAAATGCGCAGCGATTCCGACGAGCCCAGCTTGGACTTGATGTTGCCACGGTTGACGCGGAAAGGCGCGTCGATGCGGCCACGCTTGAAGCGGCCCAGGATCGCGAACGCCTGATCCGTCGGCGCAGGCGAGAAGCCGTCGGTGTTGTCGCGCAGCGGATTGAGCTGCACGCCCGGCTGGGCCTGCAACTGGCGAGTGTGAGGGTAGTAAGACATTCAGCCGTCCTTATTTTGCGGCAGCGTCATCGACGCGCAGCGGTTGTACTTCCAGCGCGGCGAAAGCCGGGGTCAGCTCCATGAGGTGCTGAATGTCGGTTTCCATGCGGGTGATTTCGTCCTGATTGCGCACGACGACGGGCACCTTTTCGCCTGGGGCGATGAAGGTGGCCGCAACGATGTGCGCCATCGGCGTTTCGTTGACGATCACGACTTCGCGCGGGAATGGCTCGGCGGCGACTGCCGCCTCTGCCGGTGCTTCTGGTTTCGATTCCGCGACTTGCGCGGGATCGACTACTGCCGGTCCCTGTACGGAACCGGCAACAGGGGCGCTCTTGCGAGTAGCCATTGTTGCCGTCCTTTCTATGTTATCGGGCCGATTACTTCAGGTTGCTCACGGTGATGAGCGCGCAGCCCTTCGCCGAGGCGAGGTGCGGGTTCGCCGAGGTGAACGAACGCGCGTTGAAGGCGTAGCCCGAGAGCTGGTCGGTGCCCAGGCCCAGCGGCTCGAACACAGGTGCCGATGCGTCGCCGAAGATGATCGGGCAGCGCGCGGTTTGGGTCGAGCGGCCGACGCACAGGATTTCAGCCGATGCGCCGCCATTCGATTCGACCAGCACTTTCGGGGTGTAGTACACCTCGTACAGACCGAACAGGCGGCCCAGGCGGTAGATGCCAGGACGGGCGCTGATGCCCGACGGCTCGAACAGCTCGCGCGGCATGTTCAGGAACTGCGCGGCGACGGTCGCGGTCACGTACAGATGCGTGACGCCGTGATCGGCGGTATCTTCGGCCATCTTCTGCGAGACAGCGCCCAGGACCGAGTGGAAGTCCTGCCAGATTTGCGCGCGGGTCTTTTGCTGAATCTGCTCGGCGTAGGCGAAGTCGAACGGCACGTTGTTACCGTATTTGCCGATCATCTTTGCCTTGCGCAGCGCGTTGTAGTGGCGCTCCAGCGCGTACTGGCCGCGAACAGCCAGCATCGCCTCGGCACCGGCATCGACGCCGACTTCGTTGGCGAACTGCGAGCGCGCTTCCGGGGTGATCTGGTACACGGCGCGGAACGGGCTGGCGTACAGCGAATAGCTGGCGGCAGCGACGGCCATGCGCGGGGTCACGTTCGGGTCTTTTTCGTAGTCCACGAACACTTCGGCGGCAACCACGGTGCCAGCGGGCAGGGCAGGGGTCGGGGTGACGACGACTTCGCCCGAGCCCGGCTTGACCGCGCCCGACAGGGCGTATTCGACGCCGCCCAGGGTGACGAAGCCCGACAGCGGGACGGTCGTGGCTTGGCTCGAACCGTTCTGCGCTTCCTGCATGGCGATCAGGCCATTGACGTACACGACGGTACGGCCGCGCAGCAGGTTCAGGGCCGCGCCAGCGTTCGGCTGTGCGGTGAAGGTGAACTTGTAGTTCGCGGTGTCGTTCGGGCCAGCCAGCTCTTTGGTGCGCGACGAGCCCAGGTAGTCGCCACCGGCCGCGATGCCGTCCATGATGCCACCGGCCGAGTAGTCGCCCCAGTTGGAACCGGCTTGGTGGTTGACGATGATGAGGCGCGCTTCGTTCGAGCCGCGATCAGCAGGCAGGTAGCCAGCGAACGGGGTTGCCTCGGCCATCGCGCCCATGATGGCGACGATAGGCGCGTTCGGGAACACGCTGATCTGGTTGTGGTGGCCGTTGCTCACCGAGTCGAAGATGCCGCAAGCCTGATGCACGGCCGACAGCAGCACGTCGCCCGACGGCATGAAGCCGTGTTCGTTGCTGTAGGCGCGCGCGCCGTCGAAGATGGCCTTGATGACCTTCTTTTCGTCGTCGGTGGTGACGTTGCCCAGCAGCTCGGAAATGATTTCCGGGGTGTCGGTGTTCGCTTCGTTCTTGATCGAGTCGAACGCGGCTTCGCTCGCGGCGGCCGAGTCGAATACTGCGCCCGCTTTGCCTTCGGTTTGCGATGCGGTGGCGACGAACGCGGCCAGCTTGGTCGCGTCCGAAGTGGTGTACTGCTTCTTCTGAGTTCCGCTCATGGTCCTACCTTATAAAAAAATGGATTTGTGATGCACTGTTAAACCGATGCGCGGAACCCCGCACATACAGAGACTTCATTTTCAAGGGGCCGCAAGAGGGTGCCGCCCCCAGTTTTCCTAACTGGCCGGGCGCAGCTCCGCGAGGCGGGTTTGCGCTGCGCCGATGGCCTCGTCCACGGCCGCGATCTGCTCGCGCAAAACGACTTCCATCTTTGGCGCGGCGGTGCGGATTCCCTTGGGCAGATCGACCTTGACCTTCGCCAGCGCGGCTTGGAACTTGGCGCGGCCCTTCGCCATCGCGGCGACGATTTCGCCGATGGCCTTGAGGTGGTCGTCCTGATTCTTGAGAGGGGTCAGGCGGCCGTTGATCTTCACTTGGTACACGTCGCCGGACGCGGTGACGCCGAAGCTCACCGTTTGGCTGTCCGCGAAGCCGAAATGCACGGCGCGGGTCGATACGCTCGCCACGCGCTTCACGTTCGCGTCCACGTCCACGGACGTGACGAGCGCCCCGGCCTGCTCGAAGTAGCGCTTCGCCTTGACGATGGATTTGTCCTTTGCGGACGGGTCGAAGAATTCAAAAATCAGTTGTTTAGCCATGTGTCTTGCCTGTTTAAGATGGTGTGCCGGTCTTGCCGCTGCCGGTCTGGACGCCGCCGTGCGTGTGCGAGCTGCCGATGTTTACGCCGTTGTTCTTCATATCCCCGGTGATGCTTGCGCCGCCGCTGCCGGTCATCCCGGCCTTGTAGGTGAGCGCCCCGGCTACTTCGAGCTTCCCGGTGCATTTCGTGTCCGGCGAGTCGATCAGCACCTTCGGACTGGTCACGGTGGCGCTGGTGCTGGCGTTGACGGCCACCTCGGGCGCGTTGATCGTCACCTTCACCCCGGCGTCGATCACGAATTCCTTGTCGGCCGTGAAATTGAAGTTTGCGTGCTCGAATCTGCGCCAGTCGGTGCCGTTTTCCTGATTGCGCGGGCGGTAGCCGACGATGACGGGATAGCGGGTGTCGCCGCCGACGAACGCCAGCCATACGCGGTCGCCCGGCAGGATGCGGATTTCCGTGTGCTCGCTCTTGTCGCCGATGGGGTTGCAGAATTCGGCTTCCGGCAGCTCGGTTGCGCCGTCCGTAAGTCCGGGTATGCGGACACGCGCGATGCGCGCCTCGCGGTCAATGGAATCCACCTCTGCGGGCAGCAGTCCGATCATTTCAGGCTCCCTAGCCAGTAGCGCGAATACTGGGCCGCGCCGCCGCCGTCGGTCCCGTTTCGCATGTAGTGAACGGCCGTCATCACGGCCATAGGAACGCCCCGCACGTCGAGCACGGCCCCCGCCTGCACTTCCAGATTCGGGTGGCCGGTGACGACCTTGCGGCGCACCAGAACGCGGCCCATCAGCCCCAGCTCGCGCTCGGTCTTGCGCGGGGTGTGCGCGACGGCCTGGGCTTCGTTGCGGCGCTCGCCGATCAGAAACTTGCCGTCCGGGCCGGTGCTGATGTACTGCGGGATTTCGTCGGCTTCGAGAAAGTCGCTTTGCACGTCCTCGGACGCGGTGACGGTCAGGCCGGTGAGCGGCTTTTGCGCCATCAGCTCGCGCAGGCGCATGAGGACGACGCGGCCGGACTTCCAGACCAGCACCGCCGATTCCTCTTGCAGCACGCGGGCGATATGCACCGTCGGCACGTCGCCCTTGTAGCAGGCGAAGCGGCCCACGCTTATGTCGTTCTCCACGCCCACGGTTGCGCCGCAGGCCCGGTAGATGGTCGAAAGCGAGGTGTTCATGCCGATGACGGCCGCGCGACGCCTGCGCGCCACGCCAACCAGGGCATCGGGGAATGCCGTGATCGACACGGCCGACATAGGCTCGTCGCCCTGCACGCTGCCGCCTGCGTTGCGCAGGGGCTCGCACTTGATGATGCGGAACGGGATTTCGTTCACGCGCACCAGCGCCCCGTCCTGCACGACCTGGGCGCTTTCGCGGGTCAGGCGAATCTGCGCCTCGAACGTCACCGGGATCGGTGCCATGTCGTAGCGCAGGCAAGCGGACAGGATGAATGCGGGCGAGATTCCTTCAATCGCGATCATGCGGCCGCCTGGGTGGTGTAGCGCGCCGCCGTGGCGCAATCGACCACGCCGCCGCAGTTGGTGCAGGCGTAGTTGGAATTGGACAGGCGGCTATTGAGGGCGACAAACACATGCCCGGCGCACGCGGCCAGGGCGCGCTCGTTCTCCTGAACCAGCCCGCCCAGCCCAGCGCGAATCTCCGACAGCTCGAACGAAACCATCAGATCGACTCCGGCACGGCGCGGAATGCCATGCGCGGCAAGTCCGTCACTTCGTACTGCGTGATGGCCTGCTCGATTTCCGACACGCTGCGGCCGTACACGTCCACGCCCTGCCCGCGCGAGGCTTCCAGGGCGCGGGCGTTCTCGCGCTCGACGTACAGCAGGACCAGGGGCTTGATGAGCCCCCACTCGCTCGCGGTCACGTCGCAATGCTCGTCAACGTCATCCAGGCCGCCATCGCCGATGCTGGCAATGTCGCCCCAGGTGAGGTATTGGCGCGCAGCGGCGACCGCCTGCTTTAGCACGTCGGCCACGTCGAGGATGAGGCCGAACGTCCAGTTGACCGAAAGGGCCAGCTCTCCGAGAGTCACGATTCAGCCTTAGATGTTGCCGGGAATCTTGTCGCCGAAGTAGTGGAAGAACAGCGTGCCGGACACGGTGGTGGCCGTCGAGCGGTTTTCCCAGTCGCGATCCGGGTTGTCGAATTGCAGGAAGCAATCCACGATGCGGACGCCACGGTGGTGCTTTTCCAGCGTGCCCTCGTACACTTCGGCGTTGAAGCGGCTGCCTTGCTTCGACACTTCTTCGATGAACTGCTCGATGTCGCCGCGCACCGTTTCGTAGAAGGTGACTTGGCCTTGCTGGTTGACCTTGAGCTGTTGCGGTTGCCACGCCTCGCCGCCCATCGGGGTTGCGATGGCGATTTCGCCGCCCGGCGAGAGGGTCGGCCAGGGGAATTGCTTGCACAGGAGGCGCAGGTGCTCGAAGCCCTGAATCACGAACATGGCATCGGACGAAACGGACTTGTCGCCCATCGCCTTAACCTGTCCGTAGGAGGCCGCCAGATACGCGCCCGTCGAAGTAGTCATGTTGTTACCCCAAAATGGATTGTTGAAGATCACACTTTGCGGCACCGCAGGAGGGGCATTTCTCGCGGTTTTCCTAACCGTTCGGGCGAAAAAAAAACCCGCGCTACAGCACGGGCTTTTTGGGGTGTGTTCGGCTACATTTTTCGAGGCAGCTCGTCGTGGACTTTCTTGAATCTCGCCATGTATGGCTCGTAGTCGCGCTCATGGGTAACGATCTTGGCGCGCTCAAGAAGCGACATTGCGCGCAACATGACATTGGTGTAATCCAGGCTCTCCGTTGGCGGAAGGCTCATCGCGGCGCTTGCCTGCGCGTCAATAACGGCCGCCGAGAATTCGTAGGCAATGCAATACTCCACGTCCCGGCCCATGTTCCGGTTTCGCAAGGTCGTGTCGAGCCCGGAATAGCAATTTTGCGCCTCACCCGTCAACCCGACCATTCCGCTTGAGCGGTAGGTCTTGAGCGCCGAATTCATCGCCCGTTCGATGTTCTTGCTACTGTTCCACGAGTCCGCGAGCGCCGGGCCAGCGCAGGCGAACACGAAAGCAGCGACAAATATCCTCTTAAACATATTTCCTCCGTGAATTGTTCGTTGGATTCTACACAATCCACGGCTCCCCATCATCCTTGCCCGGACATTCCCCCGGTGGCGATGTGCGCCAGTCGTCGGTCTTTCAAGTCCTGCCCAGCAAGCTTTTCTTGCCCGCGCACCGTGACTTCCATCGGCGCTTTGCTGCCCAGCGGGATCGGCGCGTCGGCGCGAGGAGCTGGTGCTGGCGGCGTCTGCGCCGGGACATTCACTGTGACAATGCGAGGCGGACCAGCCACGATGCCAGGGGCGGGCGCTGCGCCTGCCATGACCGGCGTTGCCGTCGGAATGCTGGCCGTCGGGACTGCCCCGGTTGCCGTCGGCGTCGCGGCTACGGTCGGCACCAGGCCAGCGCCCAGCACCAGGGGCTCTTGCGAACCGAGGCCGAACGCTAGAGCCCCGCCAGGGCGCGCGGACGACTCCACCGCGCCCGTCATCGGATTGAGCGTGGTCGGCCTTCCTGGGTCCGCCTGCGGGGCCGTGGCGGCGCTCTTTTCGCCCGGCTTGGCCGCGAGCTGGGGCGCGTCACCCTTCGGCACCACAGTTGCATAGCGGGCATCGAGCGCGGCCCGGTTCTTGCCGATGTACTCGGCCGCCGTTTTCGCGCCTGCGCCGTGGTTCTTGGCGATGGCCTCTTGCGCGCCCTTCGACAGCTCGCTTACCTTCTTGCCGCTGGCGGCCGCCGCGATGACTTCTCGCGCCGCCTCGGGGCCGAGCTGGTGCATCAGGTACAGATTCTCCTGTGTCACCGGCAGATTAAATCGCTTGCTGCGCAGGGTGGCCGCGTTCTGTTGCGCCAGCTTGATCCCGCCCGCGATATTCTGATCCTCGTTGAAGCGGTCCCTGATGCCCAGGCCGGACGCGGTGCTGCCGACAATCTGGAACGTGCCAATAGCGCCGGTCGATGAAACCGCGTTCGGGTTGCCGCCCGACTCCATGGCAGCAAACTTGAGCATGGCTTCCGGGTCCACCCCGGCCGCCCTCGACTGGGCGATGATCTTGTCGCGGGTTTGCTTGCTCATGCCGCCCGGCAGGTTGGCACTGGTGTTCGCGCCGCTGCGCTTGAGCTGCCGGATTTTCTCGGCTTCGGCGTCGGTGTAGCGGCCGTGCTTGGTTAGCTCCGCGCCGCCAGTGATCCCGTCGAACATGGCTTTGTGGCGGTAGCCCGGCGCGAACTTCTCGGCCAGCGAACCGGCCTTCGCGGCGGCCACGTCGGCGGCGCGCGTCGTGGCGTCGGCCACCTGCTCGGCTGTCTGCTTCACATCGACGCCGGTAGCGTTCTTGACCAGCTCGTTTGCCTTGTTGCCCGCCGCTGCGGCCACGTCGGTGACGATCCCGAACTTGTCGGCGAAGAACTTGGCGATGGGCTCCCAAATGCCCATGAAGCCCTGCACGGCCTCGTCCCACTTGGCCTTGAGGCCATCAATGCCCCCGCGCCACAGGCCGATGATTGTCTCGCCTACGCGCTTCCAGAATCCCGTAATCGCGCCCGCAAGTGCCGCGACAAGAGCGATCCCAAGCGGGCTAAAGATCAGTTTGAGAATATCGGTGATGATGCCGAGAATGCCGCTGCCGCCGCCGCCCGCGCGCGGCTCGTTCCGGGCGCGCAGCTCAGCCCGGTGGAACTGCGTGTCGTCGCGGCGCATGAGCTTGAGCTGTTGCAGCAGGCGCTTGAGCCAACCCGCTTGCCCATCGTCACGCTTGCGGCCGCCGAAGCCCCGGCCGATGACGGCGCGCCCCAGCTCGCCCGTCGCCTTGAGCGCGCCGACGGCACCGCCGACCATGCCCATGACCTCCTTCGCCGATTCCACAACCGGGTCGATCTGTTCGGCATCGCCCATCGACACGGTGCCGCTGCGGTCCTTGAAGAAGTCCTTCATGCGGCCGAGCAAGCCTTTATTCTCGTCCTCGCCGCTGCCCGAGCCGAAACGGCCATCTGCGCCGCGCGTCTGGTTGCGGTTGCCGCCTCCCTCGCGGGTGCGCTGCGCTTCCTCGGCGCGCTGGCGCTCGACGTTCTGCTGTGCTTGCTGGCGCGTGAGCTGGCGCACCTCCCCGGCCACTTCGGCGGCCGGATCGCGCACGAAGCGGCCCCGGCTGTCACGCGCGCGCTCGCCGCCCGGCGATCCGGCGCTGCCGCTGCCGCCGCTGCCGCTGC